GGCAGCGCTAGGCGGGTAAAAAAACGGGTTTGCTGTTTTATCGTTTTGCATAGTTATGCGTTCGGTTGCATAAGTTTTTTTTGCGTTTATGTTTACTGTGGGTGCTGGTTCGTAAATGCTTTTGCGTTTGAGGTTGCCGTATCGTGCGCCGCGTGAACTGTTGCAGGGTTTGCAAGCCGGTACTAGGTTGTCTAGTCCGTTGACGCCTAGCTGGTCTTTAGGCCAGCGGTCTACTTCTACTAAATGGTCTGCTGTTGTGGCTTCTCTGCTGTTGCACCAATGGCATAATGGTTTTTCTTTTAGTAATAAGCGTCTGTTTGTTTTGTATTGGGTTTGGCTTCGTGCTGTTTGGTTTAGTGTGCGTTTTGTTAACTGGCTTTGGTTATGAGTTTGTTTACGTTTAGGCATTAGGCGCTTTGCTTGCTAGCGCGCGCTGACGCGCTTGCTCTTAATAAGTGGTTAGTTGTGCAGGTTGACGGGCGCAGCCAGGTTATTAGTTTTGTTACGTTCATAGTTTGTTTGTGTGTGTAAACCATAATGCAGATAAGCCCCCCGCTGCTTAGCCTCACGCAGCACCCATAACTTTATTCTTTAGCCAGGCCCTGTATCACTACAGCGCCTTCTACCCGCGTTACCGCGTTTTATACCAACCGCCGCGCAACCGGCTTAGGTCTATGTGCCCGTAATTAGTTTTCTAGTTCGCCTGTAACTTGTAACGCGTCTATTACCTTTGATATGTCCTGTTTAGTTAAATCGTTCGTGCTGTTAATAGTGCGGCCCAAAACATTACAACAATACGCTTTAAGCTCGTCGCCTTTAATACCTTTACCATTAGCCAAACCGCGCATAAGCCCCAGCTGTTTAGTAGACGGATAAACTTTTGCAAGGCCTTCCTCTGGGAAAGGTACTTCAACGTCATTTATAGGCGTTACAGACGCTAAACGGGTTGTAGGTTGCCTGCTTTGCGCTGCTTCTACTTCATCACGGCTAGCAATACTTTTGTTAATAGCAAAACCCATATAGCCCAAAGCGCGCCCTAAAGCAGACGTAAAACCTACTTCGTTTTCGCTGGTCTTTGTGTACGGGGTACGGCCCGGATAGATTTCGCAGGCTGTAGCTACTGCCGGTATTGGGTCGTTTGCGTCGCGCCATACCGTAACAGTGCAGCGAATAAAGCAAGTTTTGTCTGGCATTTCTATAATTTCACGGTGCGTTTCTTGTATCCGTATTTCTGGGTATTTTGCGTGGGCTAATTGTAAACGTGTAGCTACGTCAACGTAATTATCTAAGCTAAAACCCATTACGCAACCGCCTTAACTTGTCTAAATGCTAAAAGTTCGTCAGTAGCTGGCAACATATCTATAGGCCATAACTGGTTTTGTGGCATAAAGAAACAAGGCCAGCGGTTTTTTGTATTCCAATTAGTTTTACGTTCGTTACAGCGTGCCAGCGTTGAATAACCGCGTAGCGTTGCCTGTTGCGTCAGCTGGTCAATCGTTACAAGTATGTAACGCCCTGGGTTGTCGCCGCCTGGGTTTGTAAGTGTTTTAACCGGGTGCGTAAGTAAATTGCCGTCTAGCCAATAAGTAGTGCGTACTTGATACCCTAAAACGTCGCTTCGTTTTGGGTCATAACCTAAATAAAACAGGTCATAATTAAAATATTCGGCTACAGCCAATTCACCTAAAACGCCTTTAAAGCTTTCTGCATAAACCATTTCATTCGGTAAATCGTATTTGCCTGATTTATGTTTTAATTCTTTAGAAGTTTCGGCCATAGCTTCAACAATTTCAACAGCCCTATTTAAATGATTTTGCGTTAATTGGATAACCGGCTGACCAAGTTCGTTAAATTGCATTAGCGGCCAACCTTTCTAAACGTGCGTTTTCGCTTTGTAAATGCGTTACCTGTTCGCGCAAATCTTTTATTACAGTTAACAAATATTGAAGCTCAATAATTGCCGACTTTAAATCTTGCACTAAATCGCCGTCATCAAACGTATATTCACTAGCCCAGTTTTGTAAGTTTCTAATATTTTTATTAGTTACTAGTTCGCTTGGGTCGCGTAAAGGTACGTTGCCTTTTGTTATCTGGTTTATGACTTGCGTTATCGCTTTTAGTTGCGCTTTGTCTGCGTCAAACAGTTTTTGCAGGTCGTCGTTTACGTTTTCGTTCATTGTCTCGGTTCTTTCTGTTAGTGGGTTTAACGTACCATATCAAAGCCGTGTACGCAGTAAGTAGCAAAGCGATTACAAAGTGTTTTATATTGACCACGCGCGCCAACCTTCGCTATAACGGTAAATTGCTAGCGCGCTACGCAAATTTGTTTCTAAATTGAATAGTTCGCTGCAGTCTGTTAATAGGCCGTGCGCTTGTAAATATCCTGCAGGCCAGTAGCGCGAAGGTTTGCACCAAAAATAGTTTATTTGCATTACCCCAGCTGAACCGCCGTTAGGGTCGTTTGGGTTAAATGCGTTTGCCGTACAGCGGCTTTCACGCTGGGCTACTGCTACCAATTTGCCTAATTCGTGGTCTGGCCAACCTATGTATTTAGCCATTTCAAATACTTGCCCGCATAGGTCAATAGCGGGCGTTACAAGCGTCGTAGACGTCGTAGGCGCAGGTATACCTATAGGCGCTTCGTATGCTTCGTAAACGCTTGTAAACGGCGTTTGTAAGTCGCTGGCTGTAGGTGCGGGCGGCGGCTTTAATATAAACAATGAAGTAATGGCTACTAGTGCTGAAATAACAGCTTTGGTTAAAAGGGTCATATACGGCCTAACTTTCTCGGTAAGGGGTTAAACAAACCCTAACCTATGCGCTAAACAGTTTGTGGCATATCCTTAAAAACCTGCTGAAATGCCTGTTTTACTAGGTTTGCGTCGTTAGCCATAGCTGGGGAAATTTCTAAATGAAACCAATCGCCGCCCGACCATTTACCTTTAATCCAAGTACCTCTATCGCATTTCCAGCTTCTGTTTTCGTGGTAGTCAATAACTAACTCTATTTGTAAAACGTCTGCATTTTCTAACAGCTTATAAATAAACGGCATAGCAATTTTACGCCCGTCTACTAAACCTTTATCCGTCATTTTACGGTAACTAAAATCTGTAGCTAAGCCGCGCGCGTGATTAGATAACTGGCCAGGCTTTGTGCGGATATCGCGCACTACCCAACTGCCGTTATTCCAAAGCGAACCCATAGACCGTTTAACTACCTGCCGTATAAATTCGTCATTACCTGCCAGCGGGCCACTAGCTACCGGCGCTTTAACAGCTGTATACGGTCTAGTCATCTTCGTTTAAATATTCGTTACGTTTGCTTTTAATACCGTTAGACGCAACCAAGCCAGATAATGTGCCGGTCAAAAAAACTACAATAGTTGACATTAAATCTATAAAAGCCGCGTCGTTTGGGCTTTGTTCTATTGGCTGGCTTACAAACAATAAACCGTAAACCATACCTACGACAATGACGCTAAAAACTAAACCTAACAATACGCCTACCGTAACAATTAGCCGCGCGTGTAGTTCGTCTGGGCTGTATCGGTAGCGTTTCACGGCGTTATCCCGCAACGGTCCGGCACATAACAAGTATTTAATGCAGAATTTTTAACCTTTGATTTAACCGTAATTGTGTTGTCGCGTGTAGTTTCGCAAGCGGTCAACATAAGTATTAACGCAAACAAACCGTAACGCATTGCATTACGGTTCGTCAGGTTTAGGCGGCGCTGTGAAATCTTGTGTTTCGTAACTGTATGTGTAACCAATGCCTGCGTAAGTTTTGTCGTTTTGATTGAAAAATGTTTCAACCCAAGTGCCTGTGTAACGGTCAGGGTTTGCTTCCAAAAACGCTTTATGCACAACAGCGATATCGGTTACAACATTGTTGTCGTCTATTTGTGCAAAGTATTGGGATAACACAATTAGACCTTAAACCTGACATAAACAATGCCTGACGCACCTGCAGCACCCGCTTGGTCGGCACTTGGTGAATAAGAACCCCCACCACCTGCCGCCGTGTTTGCAGCACCCGATAAACCAACTCCCTGCGAACTAACGCCGTTATTGCCTAAGGATGAACCGCCAAGCCCTGCCGTGCCACCACGCGACGCTCCGCCCCCGCCTGAAGCTTTATAAAGTGCGCTGCCGCCTATAAATGTGCTGACGTCGTAACCCGCACCACCTGCTCCTCCGGTAGTTCCGCTATTTGCAGAACCAGCACTTGCAGCTCCGCCCCCGCCTGACGCTGCTTGACGGTTACTTGAAGTTGTGCCACCAGCGTAACCAGTTACCGTGTTAATGAACGCGGGCTGACCTATGTACCACGCACCCGTTGAAGTGTCGTCAGCACCCCCACCACCTGAACCGCCGGATGACGGAAACCCAGCCTGACCTACAGTAGGTGAACCAGATGTTCCACCACCCGAAGCATTAGCGTTAGCAAAACCGCTACCTAAACCGTTACGACCAGAAGCACCACCCGCACCAACTTTAACAGCATAAGTAGCCGCAGATAAATAAATTGTTGACGTAAACAATCCACCACCACCACCACCACCGGTACATTGCAAACCAGTACCAGCAAAACAAGCACCCGACGCTCCGCCCCCGCCAAACATTAAAACATCAAATAAACCTGCTTTAGAAACTACAAGATTGTTGTCGCTTGTAAATGTTAAAAGCGTGTAATTCAATCCGCCAACCGTAATGCTTGACGACGTGCCGCCGGTTGCGACACCATAAGACGCACCGCCGCCCCCTAAATTAAAAAAAGTAAAAGTTGACGCCGACAAAGCAAGTAAATAGCCGCCCCCATATTGCGCCAAAGCAAGACTGCCCGATGTGTTAATTGTTACGCCCGCACCCGCAGTAATTGTGCAAGTGCCTGCACCTTTGTTAGCGACTTGAATAACATCACCAACAGTAAAAATACTGTTATTAACCGTAATTGTTGTAGCGCCTGCAGCGTTCATAATTGTGCGTTTAGTTTCGTCGCCTGCAACTAAAACATAGCTAGCGGTTTTATCTGATATAGGTAAATTTTGTATGTCATTTAATTGCTGCGCTGTTAAAACTTGCGAAGCTACAAACGGAAACGGCGTAGTCATAGTGTCCTTACTTTACCCTAAAACGTTCTCGGCGTCTAGTATGCCGAAAACGGCATCGTTTAAAATCAGTTCATAAACGATAATTGTAGGGCTAGTAAACAGCAATATTTTATGGCCGTCGCCAATATTTAGCGTATGTTCTACGCCTTCTATGCTTAGCTCTTGCGCTAGTTCTGTAGTGCCAGCGCCGCTAGTAAAAGTCTTTTCTATCGTTATTGTGTCGCCTATATCTATTATGGCTACCGTATCCCGCTGGGCTGTAGTCAACATATTAAACGCAGTACCTACAGACGTGTAACGCGGTTCTGGTTCGCCTTCAAGCAGGTAACTAGCCAGTGTTGCGGCTGCTGTGTCGTTATGTAAAAGGCTGTTTGTAATGCTTTGGGTTTGTATAAAATATTTGGCTTGGCTGGCTGCGTCGTCTGCTGTTTGCGGGTTATTGCTACCTAAAATTTGTACTACTGCACGGTTTACTACTTGGTCAGCTTCAAAACTAATGCCTAAAGAATTAAATTTTATTTCTGTGCCGTCGTCGTGAAAGTCTGCTACAGACCCGCTAAGCGTATTTCCTACACGCGGCGTAAACGTCAATTTGCCGTCGCGCGACATAAATAAACGGCCCTGCTCAGCTTCGTTTATATTTGTGCAATAACTTAAAACGTTTGTACCCTGGCTAATAGTGAAGGCTGCAGCGCCGCCTAACGTTTGCGTACCTGTGGTAATAGCGCGCTGGGCTATTGGAAAGTTAACTTCTGGTAAATCTAAAACGGCTGTAAGCCGGGCGCTAGTTAATTCTTCGCTTACGTTAAATTCATCTAAAACGGTTTGGCTTAATAAATAAAAATCATCTGCACAAAAAACCGTTACCGTATCTATGCCACCTAAAGCAAAGTTGTAGTCATAGTTAACTATGTAGCCTTTAAATAAATATTCGGCGTTATTTAAATCGTCGTATCGGACTAGCTCAACTTTACGCATAGGCGCTAAACCTGGTTGCGCTGTAGCTGCGTCAAAATACGGACTAAGTTCGTCAAACGGGTTAAAAATTCCGCTGGTATCGCTAAGCGTAAAAGTCATAGTGCCAGTACCAAACTGGTCGCCCTGGTCGCGTCTACCGCGCCTAACGTTCACGCCTACGCAACCTTCTAAAACGCCTGCAAAATTAGTAGTGCCGTCTAAAACATATTGCGTATTATTTAAAACGCCTTGCGGGTTTGCGTCTAAAATAAACCCGTCTTGGATAAAACCTGTATCTATAAACAGTTCGTAATTACCTGAACCTACAACAGCTACCCCAGCCATTACGAAATTGCTAACTGCGAAGGCCCAGCCAAACGGTTATAGGCAAGCATTGCATTATTAACCGCTACCGCTGTTTCTGCAGTAGTAGCCAAACCGCCCGTAACGTTAATAGTTACGTTCCCTAGCGGCCTGCCTTTATCTGTAGGCGCACCTATTGGCGCAAACGTCGGCATACTAGGACCAGTAAGGCCCGGCGTGCTGCTAATAGCGTCGCCAAAACCAGCGCTAATGCCTTTAACGTCAGCCAAATTTATACCCTTTTTACCTAATTTGGTTTGCGCTATAGCCATAGCCGCCTCAACGCCTGCTAAGTATTGTTGCGCATTAGAAACGCCTGCCGCATAAAATTTGCTTGCCGACAAATTAGCGATACTTTCAGCTATTGCGTTAGTTTCGGCTACAAGTTTGTTAGCCCGCAAAACGTTTTCGCTGGACTGTAAAAGCTCTTTAGCAATGGCCGCGCCGCTATCTATGCCAGCGTCTATAACTTGCTGTAATGCTTCTTGGGATAAACCACTAGCTAACAGCTGTTCTACTAAGTTTGCAAATTCTTTAGCTTTATCGGCCTGTTTTTGTAGCGCACTAAAAAACGTTAAACCTGCGTCTTCGCCGCCTTCTTCAAACGCTGCACCAAAATTTAAAGCGCCTGTAATTACGTCGCTAACCGATTTATAAAAATCGTTAAACGCGTCTTGGGCTTTTTTTAGCCGGTCTTTAGCAGCGTCTAAAGCGTTGCCCATTTCTTTATTTAAAGCTTCTGAAGCCTCTTTTACGGCTTCAGTTACTTTATTTATTGCACCTTTACCGCCGCCGCCTTTGCCGCCGCCTTCGCTGCCCCCAGCTAGCCCTTCTAACTTAGGCACAACGCCTTCAATAGCTTTACCAAAACCTTCGTAGGCTTCATTACTTTCTACAATGGTTTTGTTTTGATTAGCAAAAGCGCTTTGGGCGTTATTAACATTTGTTAAAAGCTGGTCAAAGAAATTATTACTGTCTTGCTGTAATTTGCGCGTAACTTGTGCGACGCCTGCCGCCCCTACTACTTTAGTAAAATCGCCTAACGCGCCTTTTAAATCACCTTTAAAAAACTTAACTGCTGTAGAAACAGCTTTAAACGCTTCATAAGTAATTGCTGCAGTTCTCACTACTTCAAGTAACGCGTTTACAGCCTGTTTAGACCCTGCAATAACTGCCGGACCAAACCCGCCCATAACAGAAATAGCGTCGGTCAAACTCTTACTAACGCCTTTACCGCCTGTTAAACCGCTTACAAAACGGTCTAATGCTGGCACTATGTAATCGTTAGTGAACGCAACTATTTTTTGAAACGCTGGCAATAATGCTTCGCCTATTTTTATTTTAACGTTTTCAATTTGTGCGCTTAAAATTCTTTGCTGGTTAGCTAAACCGTCTGACGTTCTAGCAAAGTCGCCTTGCGCGTCGCCTGTTTGCTCGTAAATAACTTTCTGTGCAGCTAAGATTTTTTGTTGCGCCGTTAACGCACCACTACCGCTATATATGCCCAATTCCATAGCAGCGCTTTTAAGTGTTGCGTCATTAAGCAATACGCCAAATTTGCGTAACGGTTCGGCTTCGCCGCGAAGCGCTGAACCAATAGCGTTAATAGCTTCGTCTGGGGTTGTGTTATTAAACGACGCTAAATCTGCTGACAACGTAATAAAATCAGTTGTAAACGTCGCTAACTCTTCGCCTGCTATACCGGCAGCTTTACCAAATGTGCCGAACGTACCGGCAGCCGCTAGAACTTGGTTTTGACTTTGCCCAATATCCCTAGCAGCGGTTTTACTAAAATCTGTAATAGCTTTGCCAGCTTGACCAAAAATAACGCCGATTTTGCTAGTGTTTTCTTGTAAGTCGCTGGCCGCTTGAATAGCTGGGTAAAGGCCTTTAGTAAACGCCAAAACTGAACCAGTAACAGCAATAAGGCCAGGCACTACAGAAGCTTTTAAAATGCTGCCAACTTTGCCAGCTGAACCGCTTAAACCGCCTAACGCTTTTTCTGCAGCGTTTAAACCCTTAGGGTCAAACGTGCTAACTATCGGTATGTTAATTGCCATAACGGGCCTTTAAATTTTTGTTTAATACTTTTGTAACTTCGTCAATAATTTCAACTACGGCAAATTCTACAGTTTTACGATTTTTTTCTACTGCCGGGTCTATTGCGCGCGGCTGGCTACCTACTTCTACATTTAAGTTAGTTACAAACTGGCTTTTAGTTTTAATGCCAGCGTGGTCATAAATAGCGCCTGCTGCGTCTGTTTGCTGAGCCACCATAAGTTGATAAGGCCTAGCGCCAAACGTAACGCTATGGCTTTCGCGTGGGTTAGTTTCGGCGTCAAATTTATCTTTAAACTGGACCGTGCCGCCCCTACTACCGCGCCTACCTACCTTAATTTTAAAACCAGCTTTAACGCTTTTGTTATCCCAGTACACTTCGCGGCCTTTAATAAGTTTGCCGCGCGCCATACCAGACAACGGCGGCGCGTCGCCTACAAGTTGCCGTGCAGTAGTAATAATTTCTGTACCAGCGCCTTTAATGCGTTTAGTTATTTCACGCCTGTAAACCTTGTCAAATTTGTTTAACTCGGCAAGCGTTTTTTGTACGTCAGAAATTTGAAGTGTCAACGGGCTAGACATACGTTTTATTTCTTTTGTTTAAAATTTCTATTACTGCGTAAACGTCGCCTAGTTCATACGGTACGTTATTAGGCCAATAGCCAGTAGCTACCAGTATTTCGGCCATTACATACCTTAAGCTTCCGGGTCTGCTTTTGGGTCGTACTGTTCAATTACTTCAATGTTTTTTAAACTGCCGATAAATAAATCTAGGTTTGCTGGCACTGTAATTTTGTTCAACCGGCTGGCTTCGTAACACATATACGCCAAATCTTCTACGCCTATGCCTGCCGCCATATCTGACGCTTTGCGCTTATATTTTCTTTCCCAAGAAACCAGCGTCATTAGGTTTGTTTGTACTTCGTATTCTGTGCCGTCGTTAAATACGGCTTTAAGTGTTAATTGCATTACTTGCCTTTCTCGGTACGGCGTTTATTAAACGCGGTTTGTTTTGTTTTAGTTCTCAGCGGCCAAAGCCGCGTCATCACGAAACAGCTTTAGTAAGTGTGCCACCTGTAAACGTAAGCGTAATAGTGCTTAGTTCACCTAGCGTAGCGTTAATCGGCGTATGGCTTTCAAGGTAAGCACCTGTAAGCGTGTATTTAGGTTCGGTAGCGCTAGGCGTTACAAGTCCTGCAGCTGTAGGCGAAACTGTAATAGTTGTTTGAATACCTACAAGCCCATAAATAGTTGCTTCTGTTTCTGACGCTGCATAACTTTGATAAAGCGTTACTTCAAAAGTATTATTTTGCAACGAAGTTACAGACGAACCGCCAAACTTGCGGGCTGTATCCCCAAACGCTGTAGTCTCAAGGCTTTCGTATACAAACGATAATACGGCGCTAGTCGCCTGGTCCGTAAGGTTTACGCTGTTAATTGTTAGCGCTGGGTTTGAAAGATAAACGGTAGTTGCCATAGTGGGTTAGTCCTTGTCTGTTTCTGTATCTTTAGTTTTAGCAGATTTCTTAGGCGTATATGTGGATATATGCCCGCTATCTATAAGCACTTCAATATTTATACCAGCCGCTTCTAAATCGTTGCCTTCTAAAATGTCGCCGCGTTTACAATTAGCGAACCTATCACTAGTAACTATGTATTGTGCCATATTGTGCCTTTACTGGGTTTGTGCTTGCATTGTTATAGTCAAATCATAGGCGGGATACGCTACGCCGCCTACTAATGCTTCTGTAGGCCTGCCGTCTGTTACGCCTACGTTTGCGCCTAAAACTTTGCTGGCAAGGTTTAATAGGCTGCGTTGCGCGTCTAGGTTGCCTGGTCCTAACGTTATTACGCGTACTGGAAACGCCATTTTTACTATGTTTGCGTTAAACGCTTCAAAACTTGGCGCGTCTATAAATGCGCACGGCGGCGTTAAGTTGCGCGGGTCGTTTACTACCTGTAAGCCTGTAACGCCTTCAAGTGTTGTAGTTAAGTTTGTTAGCGCAGTATTAAACAGGTCGGTAAAGTTTTGGGGCATTACGCAACCGCTGGCCTATCTACGCCTAACAGCTGTTTAATCATTGGTGATAAGCCCATAGTGCCGCCTGTACCTAAACCGTCAAAAGTGGCAAAGTCTGTTACGCCGCCGCGTTGACGGTAAAGCGCGCCGCCATACATAATCGTACCTAAACTTACCGAACCGTTTGGCACGGTTGTAAGGCTTTCGTTTCTGTAGCCTGCTTCCTGCCTTCGGCGATACGCAAAACTATTGGCAGCCAAAGCGCAAGTAGTTAAAAATGCTGTATCTGCTGCAGTAGCTGTACCAATACCTAGCCAGTCTTCTATTTGTTGCGCTGTTATCCAAGTGCATACAGGCGTAGTAGTTAGTGTGCCGGTTGCGGCCACTATGTTTACGTTGTCAGCTGTTTTAGCGTATAAAACTTGGTTAGCTATTGGTGCTTCAATGTCGTAAACAAAAAAACCTTGGTCATCTACGCCCGTAAAATAGTATTGGGGTAAACCAACTACCGTATAAGTACCGTTAAAAGTTGCGTCAACACTTGCAATAGTTACGCTTTGCCCTACTTCTAACGGGTCAGCGTTAGTAAGTAAAACGATTACCGCGTAGTTATCGGTTAAGTATTTTTGCTGGACCGAATAGACGGCCATAACTGGCCTACCTTTCGGCTATTAGACGAACTTAACGAACTTAGTAGCGTCAGCCATAAACCCGGCTGCGTAACCTCTGAACGCAATCGTGCGGCCCATAGTTGCAGGTACTTCTACGCTAATTGCACCTTTTTGCTGTTCGTAGAATTCAAAGCCTGCAGCTGGTCCGGCTGCGTGGCCCATAAACGAACCTGGGGCGTGTCGGTCAACTACAAGCACAAGGCCAAGCGGGTTGCCGTTCCAACTTGTAGCAGAAGAATTACCTGCAGCATTTTGACCCATAAGGTTAGGTGCGCCTACAAATGGAAACACTGGGCGGTTCTGGTCATCTACTGAACTTGCCAAAGCTTTCCAACTGGCAGGCGTAACGAACATATGCGTAGGCAAATAGTTAGAGTCTGTAGAAATTTGTCGTGCGCCTTCGTAAATTGCTGCTACCCAATCTGCACCTACTGCAGTGTCTGCAACTGATGAAGTTTGTGTAATTGCAGCGTGGCAAGTATCTATTGCGTAGTTGTCAGTTGCCTGACCGTAAGCAATAGCTAACTGGTTCAAAATAATGTCAATACTTGCAGGGTCTGAAAAATCTAAATCTTGTTCGGACACTGTAACAAATGTTCCAAAACTTAGTTTAGAAATGTCATTGTTTGAAACGACAACAGTTGAAGCGTTTAGCTGGTCAAACTGTGCCGATTGCTGTTGCACTACTGGGCGTGTTGTAATTTTTGGCCTGCGAAACGTTGCGCCTTGTGTAGGCATTGCGCGAGTACCAATGGCAGTAACAAACGGGCGCACTGGGTTAAGTCCGTCATATACAGAACCAGTAATAATTTCTGGCAAAATACCTGGGGTAGATTCAGTGTTAATAAATGGTGCAACGCCCGGCGCTGCTTCTACTACTGCTTGTTTAATGTTTGCGTTCATCTGTGCAAAATCTGCACCGCCGCGCACATAGCTAGCAATATATTCTGAAGTACTTGGCAAACGAAGTTTACGCGGTTGCGCGTATACCGTGTGTACGGCTGCTGCTTCAACGATTTGTGGGGTTTCTGTTTCCATTTTTTCTACCTCTTGTTCTGGGTCTTGTTTACTATTTAACACTACTTCATCTTCGTTTTGGTGGATACTGGCCGCTACGCGTTCTACTTTAGCGGCTTCAAAAGCGCCGAAAGGTAAAAGGCTTAATTCTTGCCAATCTGCTTTAGTTACTATCATTGTGCCGGCTTCGTCAAAACT